AGAATTACGAAGGAAAAAGATTAGTTTTTCAATATGGAGAAAGTATTGAAATTGTAGAAAATAAATTATACGAGAAAGATATCGTATTAAAATGGGAAAAAAATTTAGTTAGTGATGAAACATATGAATAACAAAATGGTCAAACTTCTTCATGAAGGGTTTTCAATTGATACTTTAGAAAAATTGAACTCTAAACAGTTAGATACTCTTTATAATAAAATTTTTGAGGATGACAAAGCTGTTATAAATGTTAAAAAAGGTTCACCAGAGGAAGCACAAGCAAAATCAGCAGGAAAGGCTTTTGTTACATACGAAGAAGAATTAGAAGAAGGAGATGAAGTTGACGTTACTAACGTAGATAAAGGTCAAATTGACCAAGACCCGGTACAAAAACAAGGTCCTGATGGTATGCCAACAGAATCAAATTTACAAGAAAAGGCAGTTTCAAAACAACAACAAAAAATTATGGGGTTGGCTCTATCAGTTAAAAGAGGAGATACTCCTAAATCAAAAGTTTCTAAACAAGTTCAAAAAATGGCAAAAGAAATGACAAAAAAAGAACTTGAGGATTTTGCTTCAACAAAACATAAAGGTTTACCTAAAACAGTTGATGAAAAAGAGGAAGTAGAAAAATTAGAGGAAAGTATCCTAAGAATAATTGAAAATCATTTACCTCCTCACACTACAAAAGGCGAATTACTAAATTATATTAGAAGAAACAAATAATGAATGTCTCTTTCAAAAGAACAAATACTATTAGAATATGCTAAATGTGCTCATGATACACCATATGCACTGAGAACATATTTACAAACCTACGATAATACACAATCCAAATACGTACCGTTAGAATTATTTAATGACCAAGTAACTTTAGTTAAAGATTATGATACTTGTGAAGAAAATATTGCACTTAAGTATCGTCAGGCTGGTGTATCGACCGTAACTTCTGCTTGGGCATCAAAACGATTAGTTTTTGCTAAAAAATCAAAACCAGAAAAAATCCTAATTATCGCAAACAAACTTGATACTGCCGTTGAGATGGCAAATAAAGTTCGCGCGTTTGTAGAGCAATGGCCTAATTGGTTAGGTGTAGGGTTTTCTCCTGAAAAAAACGCAGCAAGACACTTTAAGTTAACTAATGGTTGTGAAGTAAAGGCGGTTGCAACATCAAAAGATGCCCTTCGTGGTTATACACCTACTATTCTTATTTTTGATGAAGCGGCATATATTGACGCCGATGAAGATTTCTGGTCCGCGTGTATGGCGTCCCTTTCAACGGGAGGTAAAGTAATCGTAATTTCAACACCAAACGGATTCGACCCAATTTATTATTCAATTTACAGTCAGGCCATTAAAGGTATGAATGACTTTAGAATTACAGAAATGTATTGGTTTCGTGACCCTCGTTATTCTAAAGACTTAAAACTTGTTAAGGTTGATGATATAATTCACTACATGTTAAATAGGGGTGATTATAAAGATGACGAACTAATCATAGACTATGCGGATATTAAAGTTACTGATAGAGATTTTGAAGAAATAAAACAAAAAATAGAAAAGGGTTACAAACCTTATTCTTCATGGTTTGAGGCCATGTCAAAAAAATTAAAGTTTGATAAACGTAAAATTTCACAAGAGTTAGAGTGTAACTTTTTAGGTTCGGGGGATAACGTGGTCCCACCTGAAACTATGAAAAAAATCAAAGAAAATTTTATCAAAGAACCAGAAAATAAATTTATGGGTGGTGCACTATGGCAGTGGAAAGAACCAATTGCCGGTCATAAGTACATTATGGGTGTTGACGTTTCTCGTGGAGATAGTGAGGATTTTACCACTTTTACAATAATTGATTTTGATGATAGAGAACAAGTTTTAGAATATATTGGAAAAGTTCCACCTGATATTGTTGCGGAAATTGCATTCAAATGGGCCACTATGTATAATGCTTTCATAGTTACCGATATTACCGGAGGTATGGGTGTTGCCACTTCTCGTAAATTACAAGAACTTGGTTATAAAAATTTATATGTTGATGGTATCAATCCGGCAGATAAATGGAAATGGGACCCAAAACAAAATGATAAAATACCGGGTATAAACTTTAACTCAAAAAGAGTTTTAATAATTCAGGCTTTCGAAGAGGCTTTAAGATTTGGTTTTATAATTAGGTCACAAAGATTATTTAATGAACTTAATACATTTGTTTATGTGAATGGAAGACCTGACCACCAAAAAGGTCAACACGACGATTTAATTATGGCGATGGCAATGGCCATTTATGTTGGTGAATCTTCTTTTTCTAAATTAGAAAAAGCAACAGAGCAAGCAAAGGCAATGATTGAGTCTTGGACTACAGAGAAACGTGAATTCAAAGACTCTTCACAAAATTTTAATCCAGGAATACCTGTTGATATGTATAATCGACACGCTATGGGTAGATATCAAGCGACAAAGAATGATTATGAAAACTATTTATGGTTATTCGGTAAGGGTAAGGTTTAATTTATTACCGATGAACCTATTATTTATATAAAAAAAGACATGGCAGAACAAAAATATACTGTTTGGCAAAGATTGGGAAAAGTATTTGGACCAAACGCGACTTTAGACCAGCAATCCCCTGTATTCAAATTCGACAAAAAAGAATTACTCAAAACAACGGATAAGTCTGAATTCGAAAAAGAAAAACTACAGGCTCAACAAACAATGTACATTGGTAAACAATGGCAAAAAGTTGAAAGTAATTTATATACTCAGGCGGTTTATTATGAACCAACTCGTATGGCTTCTTATTATGATTATGAGTCTATGGAGTATACTCCTGAGATATCCGCAGCATTAGATATCTATGCAGAGGAGTCCACTACACCAGATAAAGACGGACATATGTTACAAATTTATTCTGAGTCAAAAAGAATAAAATCTGTATTAGCTGATTTATTTAACAATAGGTTGGATATCAATACTAACTTACCTATGTGGACAAGAAATACTTGTAAGTTTGGTGATAACTTTGTTTATTTGAAATTAGACCCAGAAAAAGGTATTGTTGGGTGTCAACAATTACCAAACATTCAAATCGAAAGATTAGAAAAAGGTATGAGATTTCAACCTGATAAGTATTCTCAGGAAATGGAGAACGATGCATTAAAATTTACATGGAAAGAAAAAAATATGGAATTCAATGTGTGGGAAATGGCACACTTTAGAATTTTGGGTGATGATAGAAAACTCCCATATGGTACTTCTATGTTAGAAAAAGCAAGACGTATTTGGAAACAACTTTTATTATCTGAAGATGCGATGTTAATTTACCGTGTATCAAGAGCACCTGAAAGAAGGGTGTTCAAAGTATTTGTTGGTAACATGGACGACAAAGATGTTGATGCTTACGTACAGAGAGTTGCAAGTAAATTCAAAAGAGACCAAATTTCTGACCCTCAAACTGGTAATGTTGATATGAGATACAATCAATTAGCTGTAGACCAAGATTTCTTTATTCCTGTTCGTGACCCAGCGGCAACAAACCCAATAGAAACTTTACCGGGCGGAACAAACTTGGCGGAAATTGCGGATATTGAATATATCCAAAAGAAACTTGTAACAGCATTAAGAATACCTAAAGCTTATTTAGGTTTTGAAGAAGCTGTGGGTGATGGTAAAAACTTATCATTATTAGATATAAGATTTGCAAGAACAATTAACAGAATTCAAAAATCTATGATTGCCGAACTTAATAAAATTGCAATCATTCATTTATTCTTATTAGGTTTTGAAGATGAGTTAACAAACTTCACATTAGGTTTAACTAACCCTTCTAAACAATCTGATTTATTAGGTATTGAAGTTTGGAAAGAAAAAATTCTACTTTATAAAGATGCTGTTGCTGAAATTGCAAATAGCGTGGCACCTGTATCGGCCTCTTGGGCTAAGAAACATATTTTAGGATTCTCTGACGAAGAAATAAGATTAGACATCCAACAACAAAGAGTAGAAAGAGCTGTGGCCGCTGAATTAGCGAAAACTGCTGAAGTAATAACTAATACAGGATTATTTGATACTATTGATAAACTCTATGGTAAAAAAGATGGGGCTAAACCGGCTGAAGGAGGAGAGGCTCCTGAAGGTGGTGCTCCTGATATGGGAGGAATGCCAGATATGGGTGGTGAACCACCAGCAGCAGAACCACCGGCAGGTGGTCCTGAATTAGCACCTGAAAGATTAGTAAGAGATGATTTGAATCTATTATTAGAGGAAAATTTA